CCCCGAGGGAACCCGTAACACAGTTATGTTTGCAGCGGCGGTTGGTTGTAAGAAAGAGCAACCTGAAAACTGGAAAGCTAGGCTAGAAGAAATCAACACAAAGTTTGCCAACCCTGCGCTACCCGCGTCAGAGATTGTAACGATACAACAACAGCATGAGAAGAAAGAGTATGGCTTTCCCTGTGATCAGGAGCCGCTCAAGTCTTATTGTAATAAGGCGCTGTGTAAGACAAAGAAGTTCGGTATTGGAAGCCACGTTAGTAACATAGATGTCACTGGGCTTTGCGTTGTTAAGTCAGAGCCGCCTGTTTGGTTTTGTGACGTTGGCGGTCAGCGCGTTGAATTGAACACGGATGATCTCCAGACACCGCAGCGTTTTCAAAAGGCGTGTATGGAACAGATTCACAAGATGCCGCCAATGATGAAGATGGCTGACTGGCAGATTATTGTTGGCATGCTGATGGAAGACATGAGTGAGATCGAGGTTCCAGAAGAGCTAACCTACAAAGGGCAGTTCATGGATCTTCTCGAGGCGTTCTGTGATGGGCGGGTGCAAGCGCAATCCGCTGAAGAGATCAGTCTTGGCAAGCCTTACACGGAAGAAGAAGAAGGCTTAACCTACTTTAAGATTGAAGCCTTAATGAAGTTCCTTCGCAATCAGCGCTTCGACAGCTATAGCCGTGGACAAATACAAGAGCGCTTAAAGGAGCTCAACAAAGACGGCGTAGCTAATGGTCAGAGACGCTTCAAAACAACCAAAGGAGATTCAAAGCCTTTGCGTGTGTGGTGGGTGCCTGCTTTTAACAGAGAGGTTCAGGTTCCGAGGATCGCGGTCCAAGGTGATGAGGTGCCATTCTAATGAATGTTATAACAGAGACCACCATCTTCGGACCCCCGGGCACGGGCAAGACGACACGGTTAATCAACATAGTTAAAGAGGAGCTAGAAAGTGGGACATCTCCTGAACGTATTGCGTTCGTATCTTTTTCTCGTAAGGCGGCGGAAGAAGCTAGAGCTAGGGCAGCGGCAAAGCTGAACATGGATGCAAATCAAATGGTGTGGTTTCGCACACTACATTCGTTAGCGTACCAATGTCTTGGGCTAACCAAAGACAGGGTTCTTCGGGGACCTGATTACTCGCGTATGGGTAAGTTACTGGGGCTGGAGTTTAGCTCGAACTCTTCGATCACAATGCAGGACGGTGTTTTGTTTAGCCCGGGAAGAAGCGGGGATGCATACCTGTCTATGATTCAAATGGCTAGGGTTACTGGTCGCACTCTTGAGGAAGAGTTCTCAAGGACTGCGGACCGACGGCTTCATTTCCAGCAGCTAAAGCTAGTGGATCAGGTATTCAGGGACTACAAGAAAGAAACAAACAAGGTCGACTTTGTGGACATGATCGAGGACTTTATTACTCAGGGCCACTGCCCTGAGTTTGATGTTCTTATCGTGGACGAGGCACAAGATCTGGTTCCTTTACAGTGGCGCATGATCCACGAGGTTATAAAACCCAGATCAAAGCGTGTTTACTATGCTGGCGATGATGACCAGTGCATCTACTCTTGGATGGGGGTAGATGTGGAGGATTTTCTCAACGCATCGGACAATAAGATCCTATTGGATAAGTCATATCGTTTGCCGATATCTGTGCACAGCATGGCAGATTCCCTTGTAAAACAATTAGGTACGAGACAGAAAAAATTCTGGAAACCGACAGATGAAACTGGCTCCGTAGTGTGGCATCGTGATATTCTAGATGTGGACATAACAACCGGAGAGTGGCTAATCCTAGCCCGTACCAATTTCATTGCTAACAGAATCGCAACCACACTCAAAGAACAAGGATTCCTGTTTTGGCGTGAAGGCTCCGGTTGGTCCATTTCCCCAAATGTTCTAACTGGAATCGAGGTATGGTTAAAGCTATGCAAGAATCAGCATCTGTCGGCTCAAGAATTGAAAAAGTTATCGCCCCTATTAACGGCTTCCGTAATTACCAAATCTGGCAGAAAAGTCCTCGCAAGCTTAGATCCCGAACTAACCTACACGCTAACCGATATTCAAGACCAGTGCTCCCTATCAGCGACTGTGGAGACACCGTGGTACGAAGTGTTGAAAGTGTCGGAGAACGAGAGAATATACATTTCATCAGTACGGCGTATGGGCGAGTCTATTTTGACGGGTACGCCGAGGATCAAGATATCGACGATTCACAAAGCAAAAGGTGGCGAAGCGGATAACGTCGCCCTTTTACTAGATTCATCAAGAGCATGCGCTGAAAGCCTAGATCAGGACTCCGAAATCAGGACGTTCTACGTTGGGCTTACTCGTGCCAAAAAAGCATTACACTTAATCGAACCTCAAACACAGTATGGATTCCAGCTATGAAAACTAGAGAAGACTTCCTCAACAAGGCAGAAGAGCTAATCAATGGACCGAGGGCCAAGGAATACGGTCCCGCCAAGTTCAACCACGAGCGTATTGCCACGATCTGGAGTATCATTCTTGGCCGTTCTATTACTGCCGAGCAGGTAGTTGCTTGTATGATTGGGGTGAAGCTAGCGCGATTGGCAGAGGACATGACCAAGGACGACTCTTGGGTAGACATTATTGGTTATGCTGCGCTGGGCGGGGAGATAGTAAATGATGAAGGCTGACGGGCTGGACGAAGCTATCATTGGTGCAACGCACGACGTTGCAACAGGACAGTTTCGTTTGGTATACGACGTTGATATGTGCATAGACATTCTCGCCAAGGACATGACCAGATCCGAGGCTATGGAATTTTTAGAGTACAATACTTTCGGGGCATATGTGGGGCCGGACACTCCTTTATTTATGTTCAACAACTGGGAATCGTTACTGGAGGAAGACAATGAGTGAGTATCAGATGAACTTGCTGGACATCGATGTCAAGGAGGCCGCGCTTGGATTCACTGACGAGGATGATTGGGCGCCTCCGTCATCCTTTCCAGACCTTACAAAGTGTGAACGTATATCAATTGACTTGGAAACATGTGATCCAAATCTAACCACTCTTGGTCCGGGCTGGTGCCGCAATGACGGCTATGTCATAGGCTACGCTGTAGCAGCGGGTGATTTCACTGGATATTTCCCTGTCCGTCACGAAGGTGGTGGCAACATGCCAGAAAAGTTAGTCGTCAACTGGCTAAAGAAACAGATGGCTACCCCGCATATCGAGAAGATTATGCACAATGCGCTGTATGATTTAGGCTGGATGCGCTGGGCAGGGATCGAGGTTCAAGGTTCGATAGTCGACACAATGATAGCCGCGCCCCTTCTTAACGAGAATCGTAGGTACTACAACCTCGATTCTTTGGCTCGTGAATATCTCGGCGAGTTCAAGAATGAGAAGACGCTACGCGCTGCGGCTGCAATGTACGGTGTCAATCCCAAGTCAGGGATGTGGAGATTACCTGCTCGGTTCGTCGGTAAGTATGCAGAACAAGACGCTGCCGTGACCCTGCGGCTGTGGGATAGGCTGCGCCCAGAAATACTTAAAGAGGAAGTGTCCTCCATATTTAAGCTGGAGTCAGACCTCCTACCTGTGCTTTTCGAGATGAAGACACGCGGTGTCCGCGTCGACATTGACAAGGCAGAGCAGGTAAAGAAAGACCTGAAGCGGCGGGAAGATATCCTACTTAAAGAAATAAAGGAAGAGACTGGGATCTTCATTGAGCCGTGGGTTGCGACATCTATAGCAAAGGCGTTCGATGCGGTTGGGGTGTCTTACTCCCGGACAGAAAGCACGGGCGCTCCCTCCTTTACAAAACAGTTTTTGTCTAACCACTCGCACCCAATTGCACAGAAGGTCGTAAAGCTTCGCGAGTTTAACAAAGCTAACACAACTTTTGTTGAGACAATTCTTGATCATTCGCATAATGGACGCATTCATTGTGATTTCAATGCTCTTCGTTCTGATGATGGTGGTACAGTAACGGGTCGGTTTTCCTCGAGCAACCCGAATCTACAGCAAATTCCAGCCAGAGATCCCGAGATCAAAGGCATGATTCGTGGGTTATTTATACCAGAAGAAGGAACCAAATGGGGAAGTTTTGACTATGCTTCACAAGAACCCAGATGGTTGGCGCACTACTGTGCTCAGGTCACAGGAGTTCACAGACATCCACAGATTGATGAGGTTGTGAAAGCGTATGAACAGGGCAATGCCGACTTCCATCAGATGGTGGCAGACATGGCTGGCATTAGCCGCAAGGATGCGAAGACAGTTAATCTAGGTATCATGTACGGCATGGGGCGGAAGAAGCTTGCTGGTGTTATGGACATCTCCGAGGAAGAAGCCAAGGCGCTGCTGGCTAAGTATCACGAGAACGTGCCTTTTGTTAAGGGCATAGCTGATATGACATCGAACCGCGCTGCTGATGTTGGCAGTATTAGAACGTGGCTTGGTCGTAAGTGCCGCTTTGATATGTGGGAGCCTAAGTCTTTTGGATTTAACAAGGCTATGCGTCTTGAAGAAGCTATCAAAGAGTATGGTGGCAGGGGCATGATCCGTAGAGCATACACATACAAGGCACTCAATAAACTGATTCAAGGTTCGAGTGCCGACCAAACAAAGAAAGCAATGGTGGACTGTTATGCTGAGGGTCTCGTACCTATGCTGACTGTGCACGATGAACTGTGCTTTAGCATAGAGTCTGAGGAACAGGCCGATCGTATAGTCGAAATTATGACAACATGTGTGCCGGACTTGAATGTTCCTTTCGAGGTTGACGCAGAACTAGGTAACAACTGGGGTGAGGTAGGGTAATGTCGAAGATGCAGCGTAACTTTAATTTTTGGTTTTTGTATGACGAGAAAACCGGAAAATTGTTTTGGAGAAGAACAAAAAGCTCTAACGCAGTTAAAGGGTCAATTGTAGGGTGCGTAGACAAAAGCTTAAACCCTCCAAGAATTGTACTTAAACTAGACGGAAAGAAGCACCACTTAGCTAGAGTTATTTGGTGTATGCACTATGGAAATATAAAAAAGGGTGAAGTAATAGACCACATCAATGGCGACCCGCTAGACAACAGACTATCAAATCTTCGCGCAGTCTCTGTAAGTGATAATGGTAGAAACAGAGCACTGTCAAACAACAACAAAAGCGGATTTAATGGTGTGTTTTTTTTACAAAGTAGTAATAAATGGAGAGCCAGCATCTGGACGGAAGGAACCTTCCGGCACTTGGGAAGCTTTAACACAAAGGAAGAAGCTATAGCTGCTAGGATTGGTGGAGAAAAAGCTCTGGGCTACATAAGCCACAAGAGAGTTCTTACTCAGGAAACTGACACGTCTCACCTTGACAGCAGTCATCAATGACTTGACTGCACTCAAAGCACTGCTCATGCCCGTGAACATACACGGTGCGGAGCCTGCTGCCGCAGCGCGGGCAGTGACGGCGGTCATCTTTAGCTGATTCTGTTCTTTCTGTCATGTTATCCTCCAATCTCAGCGACCTCAAGGTATAATGATACGTCCATCGATACTGAGGTCGACGAGAATCGATGTTTTTATCTAATGATTTCAGGCTTTTGCGAGATCGCGGATTCGCTTAACCAAACGCTTTGCGCGGTTAGGAACCTGATCATGCCACCTCGAGTCGACCATTTCGTCGGCTGCGCGTTCCCAATCTCTGGCATCGACCCCTGCTTTCATGCCCTTGAACTTAGACAGGCGGGGG